CTTTATAAAAATCAGACATAGAATACTTGAAGGTTTCCTCAATATTATCAACCATCAATCAAACCTCCTATTTCAAAATTGTTTCTTAACCTTATTCTTGTGATTCCCCTGCGGTTAATGATATTGCGAAACTTGTATGTTCAGCATCAACTGTGATAGTTTCAGTTGCATCAGTATAACCATCAGCAGTAACAGTAACAGTATGAGAACCTTCTAAAATACCCTCAATAGTACAACCTCCTGCACTACCAGTAGTACCAGTTTTACCTTCAATGGTAACAGTTGCACCTTGTATTGGGTCAGTACCATCATTAACTGTGAAAGATAACTCATGTGAGAAATAAGATTCTAATGCTGCAACTTTTGACTTTAAACTTGCAGTATCTTTAACAAGACCAGAGTCTGCATCACCAACAGTTTCTTTCAAAGCCGCAATGTCTGCTAATTCAGTAACATCATCACCAGAAATAGCAGATAATTTATCCTCATGTTCCTGCAAAACTTTAGCAACTTCAAATGGCAGTAATTGTCTGCCTTTAATAATCTTCAATTTAATACTTTTAAACAAAGTAAATCCCTCCATTAAAAAAAAGAAGGAGTATGTTTATACTCCAGATTGAGTTAAAACCGCCATTTCCTTATTAACTGCTAAACCTAACTCTACACTTAATTGGTATCCGAAAGTTTGTGGGTATTTAGCAGTAGGTTCATCTTCAAAGTAGTGAACATTAATGATTGAAGATTGTGGAACTTCAGGGTCATTTAACCTATTATCGTTTTTATTGATGTTATAGTACCATATTGCAGGATGTGCTGTTCTGTCAATAGCAATTAAACCAGTATTAAGTTCTCTTGCAATATTCATGTTAATACCATTGGAAATTCCATTGAACTGTCCATTAGCATTAAGGACTTTATATAAATCTTCAGCACTATCGTAAGCTGTTTTTGAGATGAACATATCAGTTGGACTGAACTGGTTTTCGTAGTTTTCTTGGTTTTCCATTGCCCTTTTCATAGCAACAATATCTTCATCAATGTACTCATTACCATGTACCCATTGACCATCACCAAGATTAATTGGATCAACAAGACCCGCACTTGCATTTAATTCATAGAATGAAAATCTGTTAATCATTCTCATCATGGTTAAACCCATGTCCCTTAAACAGTTTTTGAAAAATGCAACATTTCTTGGGTTTTCTGCAGATTCTTGACTGAATTCTACTTCAAAACCAAATCTTGTCATGTTTCCATATTCTTCTTGAATACCGCTGAAACTTACTTGTGGGTATTCAGAACCTTCGGTGATTTCTACTGGTTCAGGGAGAATACCTGCTGCAATATCAGTTTCATAAGTCCTTTTACTGTAATCATATTGGAAATTCTTTTCACCAAGGTTGTTTTGTGTTTCAAACAAATTCAACATACTCATTGGAGTACGTGAGTATTGATGGATAATCCTTTCAACACTTTCAGGGTTAAGTAAGTATTCTATTTGTTTACTACCAAAAATCATAAAAAATCAATCCTCCTCTATTTATTCTTTTACTGCTCCGTAGAACTCTACACCTTCAAGGACTGGACATACACCGGATGCTAATGCAGCAACATTTGCTAATGCCATAAGGTTAGTTACTCCATCAGATTTTTTAAATTCATCAAATCCAGTTTCTTCATTAAATCCTACGAATTCAAGGTAATCGTATGGTGCAATTGCATCGTTTTCAGAAACGATATGTACTTCATCAACTGCTTTTCCGAACCATTCAACAGTAGCACTTCTGTTTGGGTAAGTACCAAATTCACAATCTTTTTGTGGTAATCTGTTTTTGGTAGTGTACTGTGCATCAGGTTTCCAAGTCATTTCAGGGTCAAATAATAATTTTGCAACCGCTGTGGTACTTTCATCTGCTGCTGGTTTAAGTAAAATGTTCCTTGGGGTAGAATCTTCGTGTATTTCTAAAATCCTATGCAATGCGATAGGTGCGGTTAAACTGTGTTGCCCGACTGTTCTACCAGTTTTTCTGTCTAAACCATTTTTAGTGTATTTTAAATTACCTTCATAGAGAGTTACAGTAAATTGTTTTCTGTTGTTAGTGTAATCTCTTGATGGTCTACCTGCTTTAATTAAATCCATGGTATTATTCCTCCTTATTAAATAAATCTGGGAACGCATTTTCCACCGCATTCATACGATTTTCACGTTCCTTTTCTGCATCATTTGAACCATCCCCCTCATTTAATCCTTCAGCATTGTTAGTGCTGATGCCTTGAGGTGGTTGTTCATGTGCTTGTAAATTATCCCATAACTCTAAAGTTTTCAAATCCACATCTTTCATTTGTGCTTTGATTTCTTCATTGCCATTGGATAATTTATTAATCAATTCAGACCTTTTGGTTTCTTGGTCTTTCTTATAAGCATCAATTATTGGTTTTTGTTCTTCGATGATTTTTTCATTGGTTTCTTTCCATTCTCTTAAATCTTTAAGTTCTTTTTCCATTTCATCGAATTTTTTCAGTTTATCTTCATTGGCTTTGTTCTTATTTTCTTCAACTACCAATTTTTTATTCAAGTCTTTTACTTGACCTTCCAATATTTTTATAGTGGTATCACTACCTTCGTTTCCCATTTTACTTCCTCCATTATTTGTATTTGGCAAACTAACTGGTTTTCTTGGTTTACTTGTTAAAGCAATGTCTTTAAATCCAGTTGGTTTAATTGCCAACCAACAATCCTCTTCTTCTTGCAAAGTGCAATTGATATAAGGACTGTATTTCAGATTATCAGTTGCTTCTTCGGTTTCAACATCACCGAACAAAGCACCATCTGTAAAAGTGATTTTGGAAACTTTTCCAATACTTGGAGTTAAATGTTCTTCCAGTACAAGATTAGTTTCAGTAACAGTATTAGCCAATTCTTCCAAGAATTCTTCAGTATAACGAATTGGTTTATCATATCCCTTGTAATTCATCATACAAGGTTCAAATAACTTTGTAATCATTCAATCAACCTCTTATATTCTTCAGAATAAACATCCGGATAAACTGGTTTCAACACACATCTACCATTGATATGATCCAATGGAAACCATGATAATGGCATAGCTCCAACAGATTCGATTTCATAACACCATGGGCAAGTATTGATTCCGCTGCAAACCCAGTAGAATTGTGCATCTTGTCCATAAACAAATTCATCGTATTTTCTGTTGATGATTTTTTGGATGTGATGTCCTTTGAAGTCAATTTGGTTGGTGAGTTTCTTTATTGCCCTTCTGAAATTGCTGTGTGGGCTAAAACTACCAGTTGTTAATGCTAAATTAGTGTAGAAATCGGCTTTATCTTTTAAATCAGAATATAACATAGTGATTACTGAATCCAAACCACTATTGATGATTTCTTCTAATTCCAATGGAATATCTACTGTTCCAGTTGGGATTTTCCATTCAGCATCCAAATCAGTAGACAATTTAGTAACATACTCTGTAAATAAAACCAGTAAATTATCCTTCAAATAATCATTAAATCTATTAATATCTTCTTCAAATTGCTCACTCGCATAATAATAAGCAGTATCATACATATGCTCAATGTAGAACTCTTGGAGTAATGCTAACATGACCATTAACATTTTTTTAATGTCATCATCATCATTATCACTTTCAAACTCCCAATTCTCAATGATATTATCCACTAATCCAAAATATTCTTCATGAGATGGGATATTATGCACTCGCTTCTGCAACTCTACCCTCTCCATTTTGAATATTATCCAAGTTTAAACCATCTCCAGGTTTACTTGTGGATGTTGTACCATTTTCAGTTTTAATCTCTTCGTTCTTTGTGGTGATATCTCCATCATCATCTAATGTTGGGTTGAAATTAATCCAAACACAATCTTTTTCATAATTTCCAAGTTCCAATAACCAGTTAATGATGATTTGAGCCACATCAAAGAGTTTGTTCTGTAAAAATTGTTGGAACAATACCCTACCACTTTTCTCGGAGTCTAATTGAACAACCGCAGTTGAACGATTACTGCTACTGCCATCAAATACTGATGGGGGTGTTGATAAACCCATGAAAATCTGTTTTTCAAATTTATCAATGTAAGATTGAATCTTTGGAAGATTGGTATCTCCAATCATCTCCAATGTTAAACCATCCGGTAAATAGATAACTCCTTTTTTATGGTAATTGGTTAATGCATTGACAGCTTTGCGAATGGCATTCTTCGCAATATGTATCATGCCAACTTGGTCTTTGTCTTTACGCAATATCATCGTATTAGTTTGCTTATAGACAACTTGTGGCATCATACGAAGTAATAAGTTCAGCATGAATGATTCATCCAAGACATTTTCAACTAACCCTTTATGTTTTCCATGTCTTGTGAAAAAATGAGTAGCCAAGACTTGATCCGGTAGAAAATCATATTCTACTTCTTCTTGGTCTTCAGTACAATCTCTGAATTCTTTTTTCTGCCAACCACGATTGGTATTCTTGTTCTTTCGGACAATCTGCTTATAACCAATCACTTCACTACCGGTCAGGTCATCGTAGAATTCTTTAATTCGATAGTTATCCCCATCAAAAGCCAATTCACGAAGATAAAGTTTTCCTCCTTGAACAACTTTATTCCAGTACATTGAACCATCAATGATGTTGTTACGTGCAGTTTCATGGAGAATACTCATCATATCTAATCTACGAAGTTCTTTTGTAATATATTCCTTCGCTTCATCGTTTGTTCCATCAACAACCCATCCACTAATGGATTTAATAACTAAATCTTCAATTATACCATTAACAATCTCGGTATCTTCAACACATAATCGGAGATTCTTGATGCTTGGAATAACTAATCTTGGGATTTTCTCATCCCAATTCACACTACTTTCATTAATATTATCTCCAACGTCATCTACTCCAATTTCTCGTATTGCTGATGCCTCTGCATTTGGCAATGAAACTTTTTCGATAACATATTTCACAGGATTCCACATTTTCAAAAACTCCTTTTAAAATACCATAATTGTATCATCATTATCATCAAATCTTAATGGGCGGTTAGGTGACAAGTAACCACGAACACCATACACCCCATACCCCAATGCATCCATACTGTGGTCATTGAACTGTATTGGTTCATCCAAAGTCACTCCTTCACGATTCTTACGATATTTATAACCTTTAATCTCCTTCAAGGTATTAACACACCTTGGATGAATATGAATCTTTGTCTGCTTTGTAGTAGTGATTTTAGCATTAACATCCTTCACACCACCAACCATTGGAAAACCCGCCTGATTAAATTCCTTGATTCTATCAGGTTCAGCAGCATCACCATAACCAGTAGACAAATGTTCAGGTAACAAGTGATTATTAAAAAGCATAGTTGTACATTGGTCAATTAACTCGGTGTTGGTTAATTTTCTCTCATAAACCTCATCAATAACATAAACTTCATTATCATACCAACCCAGTAATAAAAAACAGCTAGGGTTGTTGAAACCAAAATCTGC